AGGAAAGGCATATAGTCGAGATCGCTTGTGATGCTGAACAATTCCGCGTCGGCCCCCACTTTGGCGATGGCTTGTTCCACGGCGGCCGACACGTCGCCCCGGAACTCGGGGTAATCGCCCGCCGGGGGCACGGCGTCGCTCGGTTCCGCGTTGAGGTTCCATGACGCCCGCGCCCGGCCCGTGTCTTCCGGGGTGCGTTCCACTAGCGTCCGGTAGGCTTCAAAGGCCACCAGCGCGACGGTACTCCGGGCGTATTCCGCGTACAGGGCGCACATCTCCGTCATGGCCTTGTCGAGTGCGCGGGCGTCGGACGTGCTCAGGCGGTCGAGTTCGGCCATGCGGCGCTTGATGGCCTGGCGGCGGCTTTCGATGGCGGCAATGTCCACGGCTACCCCCTGCGGATCAGGATGTTGTGGACCAGTGCCGTATCCCCCGGGGCCACGGGTGCGGAGTCCACGACGCTCCATGTTTCGCCGTCCATGATGATCTGGTCGGGGACGGCGGGCACGGGAAGGCCGGAGGCCGCGGCGAGGATGATGCAGTCCCCAAGCTGTATGGGCAGTTCCGGGTTTTCTTCGATTTTGGCGTTCTTGCGTATGCCCTTGAACGGGGTATCCTTGATCGAAGGTTCATAACGCATGGTCTGATCGTTGTAGACCTGTCCATCCTTCTTCTGACGGTAGATCATCCGTTTGCCGAACTTGTTGATCAATTGGCGTGCGGTCCTGCCCACGCTGGCGTACAGGGATGCGCTCATCCTCTTCCCACCTCCATGATGCCCCCGCCCTTGCCCGTGCAGACGGTACCGAGCCCGGCGAACAGGCCGGACAGCGAGGGGAATACGGTTTCCGCCGGGGCCGTGCCGTTGTAGGCGATGCTGATCACGTCCACGCCCAGGCTGGCGATGTCCCCGCCCCGGTCGAGCGGCGCGAGGTAGTCCTGTTCGACGAAGAAGCCCGCCAGTTCGCAGCAAGCCTCGACGACTTCCGCAGGGACTTCATCCGAAGGGACAGGCCCGTCCTGCGTACTTACGCCCGCCCGAGGCCACGCCATGCGCTGCGAGCGGGAAGCCTTGCGCCCGTTCCACATGACCTTGCGGTTGAGCCAGTCAGAGGCGCGGATCAGCGCAGCCTCCTTCTGGGCTTCCGCCAGTTCGTCCGTCCATGCGGCCGTCAGCCGGGCGGCATGGTAGGCGTCGGCATCGGCAACGCTGGCGAAGCTGTTGGCCCCGGCGGGCAGGGTGCCGTCTTCAACGATGAGGGGCATGGTTTTCTCCTTGAAGTCCCGTTCTTGGTTTCGGGCGGGGGCGGAGGGTATTCCCCCGCCCGGTCGAAGCGCGGGGCTACTTGCCCTTGCGCTTCTTTTTCCCGGGGGTGCAGGTCATGGCGGTGTCCTTGCCGTTGGGGTTACGCTTGCGGTTGCCCGGGGACGTCACTGCCGGCGCGGGCTCCGCTGGCGGCGAGGACATGGGCCAGCACGTCGGCCTTGGCGGTGATCGTCGCGGGAATGGCGATGCCGTGCGCCTTGGCATGGTCACGCAGCTCCGCCAGCGTCATCAGGTCAAGAGGCTTGTTTGCGTTTGGCTCGGCGGAGGAGGGCTCCGGCGTGGCGGTCGTGACTTCCGAGTTCCAGAGCTGGTGCTTCGACGGATCGAAATCGGCCTCGTTGATGACGATGAACCCGCTCGCCGTTTCCACGCTCCTGATCCTCACTGTGCTGATGTGCATGGAGCCTCCTACCCGGCGATGCGGCAGCCGAGTTCCCGGCGCACCACGTCCGCGCCGTACAGGATGTCATAGCTGAACCGGGTGCGCTTGTGCTCGCGGGAGACTTCCAGACGGAGGGACAGGCCGGAAACCGGGTCCACGGCGGACTGGATGAGGTTGCCGAGGCCGTTGGCGGAATCCATCAGCGGGCGCGTGGCGAAGGCGATGGCGTCGCGGTGGAAGGCGAGGTTCATCACATGGGAACCGGATACCGTGACGGCTTCCGAGCCCGTGGTGGCCCTGGCGAGGCCGGGATAGATTTTCACGGCGGTGTTGCCCACGGCGAGCGAGACGGCTTCCGTGACCACATAGGTCTGGGCGTCGCCCGCAATGGTCAGGATGTCGCCTTCCTTGAGGCCGGCGGCGTTGGTGGCCTTGGCGAGGCTCACCACCTGCGCTCCGGCCTCGTTCGCGCCGTTCACGGTGAGCGCGCCTTCGGTCATGACGCTGGCCTCGAAAGTGGGCACCTGCTGGTCCATCGCCCAGTCGAAGCCGTACTTGCGCCCGATGGTCCCGTCGATGATGGGCCGCGCGTCGCCGGACTTGCTCACGTCCGCGAACCCGGACAGGCCGAGCGCGGCGGCCTCGGCGTCGGGGTCCAGCACGATGCGCCGATCATTGACCGGGGCAAGCTGGCGGTTCAGCACCTTGCGGGCGTTGGTGGCGTCGACCACGGTGGAGAAGGGCGTGGTGCCGGGCGTCCCGACCATGCCGTAGAACTTGCGGCCCAAGCCGAGCAGGGTGGCGTTCACGTCGTTGGCGATGGCTTTGACCGCTTCGCTGGCCTGCATGGGGATGACGCCGCGATTGGCCTCCATCAGATCCTTGTCGGTCAGGTAGAAAGGCGCTTCCATCCAGCGGTCGAGCTTGATGGTGGCGGACACGGGGCTGATGTCGCCCGTGTCCTGCGAAGTGGCCCCCGGCGTGACGGCCTGCGCCTTGATCGCGGAGGGGATGGGCACGTCGATGCTGGCCCCCTGCTGCGCGGCAAGGTTGCTGTAGTCCGAGTTCACGAGGCGGGGCATGACGCAGGTGCCGCGCAGGGCGAGCAGGCCCTGTGCGAGCAGCTTGTCGACGACTTTGGACAGATCGTTCATGGAAAAATCCTCTTGGTGCGCGCGGCTACTGGGCCGCGACGGTTACTTCGCCCTTGGCGATGGCTTCAAGGTTGGCTCCGAAGGCGCTCATGTCGCCCTTGGGGATGATTTTTGCGCCGGGGGCGTACGCGGAGTTGGGATGGCTGCCGGAGCCGCCGTCCGGGGCCTTCAGGATGCGGTCCTTCATGGGGTATTTGTCGATGATGGCCTCAAGCGCCTCTTCGGGCGCGGCGAAGGTGCCGGGATCGGAGCGGCTGAAAATGGGCTGGCCGTTCATGGTGGCGACCACGCGCAGCTCGCCGTTTTCCTCCTTCACCTCGAAATGCCTGCCGAACGAGGCGTAGGCCACGTCGGAGGGAAGCACGGTCTTGTCCTTCAGGAACGCGCTGGAATCGAAGATGCCCTTGACCAGCAGCGTGCGGATGGAGGCTTCCTTGGCGGCCAGCCTGT